AAAAAAGCTTCGAATTCTGTCCATGTTCTTCCTATTATAGTGTCAATGTGTAGGTTGTCAAGAAAAAGAATTGAAAACTGCCATATATACATGATAGACTGTTCAATCTCTTCCAATCTAGTTGTTTCGATATCGAAAGCACAAATACAATTTTTATATCCTTTTGCTTTTTTACTTCCTTTATTTGATCTGGTGTCGTGTATACATGGTAAATTCTGTATTCTATTATAATTATATGTATCGACTATATACAAACTATCCATGTTTACCTCCTACGTTTACGTTTAGCTTTTTTCCTCTTCTGACGTTTCGCTTTTTCTTTCTTTGCTATACCAGATTTCAATTTTTCAATGTTACGTGATCCAGTTTTCAAAAATTCCTTGTATAGCTCTAACATTTTACCTGTACCCAGCTTTTCGCCATCTGAGTACAGGTCTGCGGCAAAATCAGAGTCGTATATTCTATCACACGCAAAATCTCGTATCTTTTCCATGAAACGTCCAAAATTTAATAAATCTTCGTGCGTTTTTAACTCTGTTCCATACACATCATTGATGTGTAGCATTTGTTCTTTTTCCAGTTTTTTCAGTCCTGTTATTGTGGTTCGATCTGATCCTATAATAGTTGCCAGTTCGGACAACAAGTGATAGATTTCTCTATCACTTGTTATATCTTTCAACTGTTTGTAACGTTGGATCGGACGATCTGTTACAAGGTTAATATCCTTATAATCAGATTCCAGTAATCTTTCATAACGTTTACGCCAGATTGACCGGAGACGTGAATACTCTTTCCTCACCTCTTTTTTCTCCCATGTTAACTCAAGAGAAAGTGGTGTATAATCTTCTTTTGGTCTGAGCAATCCCTGCGGTTTACTCCTCTTCAAATAAGACTTTTTGGTTATCAATCGGAACAACCCCCTCTAATTTATTGTAGTACACCGGACGGAAATTTTCTTCAAACTCAACAACGTAATACTGCACGATTGCCATTGCAACTTCACCTGTGTAGGCCTGTACTAGCAGGTAATCACATTTGTATTTACACTGACTTTTAAGTATGTTCGGTGTATTTAATTCCTTAATATACACTTTATACCATGACTTCTTACTGTTTAACGGTCTACTCATTGTACATCCTCCATTTCTCTACACATCTCAGTATATCGTCAAAACTTGCCATTGCACCCCACATTATATAAGGCTTATCATCAAAACACTTTTTAAATTCGGAACAAATCTCTGACTGGTTACATGAATGACAAAATTCAGTATCATTACATGTAAAACATATATCACAATAATTTTTCATTTCTTATATCCTCCTGACCATTTTGCCCCACACCATACCCCATAAGGGAAAATTAATATAGCTCCAAAACCAAACCACAAAATTGCATCCAACATTAGTACACACACCTACTTTCTATTTCTTCTTTGATCCATTTTCGTTCCCGATAACGCCACGGGAAACGCATAAACTTGTACTCTTGCAGTAACTCACGAGGAGTGAGCCATGCAAGGTAATTTTTGTAACTTTCTTCATAATCTCTCATCTGTTAACCTCTCTTTCATTTGATAACATTATTATATATCATTATTTAGATTTATTAAAAGTCCATATTGTTCATAGAACACATGTTCGCAAACATCACCCATGTATGTGTTTCTCACACACGGACACGAGTCCATATTGTTCTAAAATAACTGATTTTCATAGTGCAATGTGCACAATTATTGGATTGATTTCCTTTAATAGTTGTGTATATTGCACTAATATTTTGTCCGTTGTGTGCGTACAGCGGACATCTGTGTCTGTGAGTGTCCGTGTGTGACGGACAAATTCGGGGAAGTGTCCGTGTGTGAGAAACACATACAGGGTTAATGTTTGGAACAATATGGACTCGTGTCCGTGTGTGAGAAACACATACAGGGTTAATGTATGGAACAATATGGACTCGTGTCCGTGTGTGAGAAACACATACAGGGTTAATGTTTAGAACAATATGGACTTGTGTCCGTGTGAGAGAAACACATACAGGGTTATGTTTGCGAACATGTGTTTCATTAAAAAATAATTGTTGTTTCAAATGGTAAAATTTGTAACTGTTTGCAAGCACTAATCTCATCAATCACGTTAGGAATAACTAAATGTAATGTGATGTTATTTCCGTTATCACTAGCATAAATATAACCGGTTAAGATACTATTTCCACTTGACTGTATAGCTATGCACTGTACTGGTATAGTATTTGGATATTTACTGTTTTCTAAAAGCGTTGAATATTTCAAATTACCAATAATAATATCTGAATTGTTGCTAATACTAATTGTCGTGTCAAATGTTATTACTGTATTTTTAATCATACCAAAATAAATTACTCCATTATTAGAAAATCCATAAAATTTATTGTTTCCGCCATAGGTGATATGATTACCACCTGTTAGTGGCTCCTCATTATAATTAATTAATTGAACTCCCTGCCCCATAAATAAAGCGTTGTACAAATTTCTGCCAATGTTAATACATCCAGCACTGGTTGGGTGAATACCATCCTCTCCAATTAAATCGTACCGATGTAAACAACAGGTGCTGTCTATATACCGCATACCATAGTTAACGCTTAATTGATATGATCTGAGAACCGTTGTAAGTAAAAGTTTTCTTTTGTTACTTGATTTAAAAATTCCAATCATAGAAATATTGATATTTGCGTTTATAAAATGCTGTTTACAGTAGTTACGGAATGATAAAATGGCTGTGTTTAGGTCTGAATAACTTGTATCAGCGTCATTACATCCACCGCAAATAAGAATATCAGTTACATTTTCCGGATTTACAGTGCCAATGTTAACATCTTTTAATAAGTCAAGAAAAGTTTTTCCAGTGTTGCCAGTTTTCACAAACCCAGTACCGCCGACGCAATTAGTAAAACAATTAACCCCTTCTGTTAATCCCGAAAAATTTTTAAAAGGAGCAGTCCATCCACCTTTATAGTCATAAGGATTTTCACCATAGCTGTCACCAATTAAAATGAAAACACGTTTTTTAAGATTTTTAAAATAGTCATTTAAAAAAGTGTCAAAATAACCATCAGCAACTAAACTGTCAATCTTATTATTAATTTCTTCCTGTACATCCAGATTTTTAAAATAATACTGTACATAATTTTTTAAATCGTTAAAAGCATCCTGCAAGCTGTCAAAATTTTTCTGCATTGCTTTCCACTGCGCTATAATTTTGTTAAATTCCTGTAAAAACCAATCCAGATTTAACTCGTGGAAATTAGTGTAAGCCCCTAAATGTTCCATACTCATATGATAATACCTCCTATTAATACACCATCAAACAAAAGTTTTCTATAAAACTTTCTGCAATCACATCATACAGATTGAAAACAACTAAATCTCTTTCGCTCTGTATCATCTGTTGTGCTGTTGTAACTCCAATGTTTCCATGTGCACGTCCAGTTCTTGTATGACGTCCAGTTCTCCCACCATTAACGTTTTCATTTTCCGTGTCTTTTCCGGTTTCTGTATTAGTGATACTTCCATTTTCAGTCATATCTCCATCAGTGATCTGTTTCGCATGATCCGCAAGTCCTGTATTAAAAGCGGTATTCTGATCTGTTACGTTAACGCTGTTCAATACTTCGTTCGTTCTAGTGCTTTTTACAGTGTTTGTGGTGTTTCGTGTGTTATCTCTTGCACTAGTGCTAGTTTCATCATCAGTATCAGTCCAATCTTCCATACGATCATAGTTTTCGATCGGATTGTATTCTAACACTGTTGTATCATACAGCTTTTTCCAGTTAATCTGATGCTTGTTACTCCATATCGTAATACGATTTTTCATATAAGTAAAATCGGGATATAAAATTTCCAATTCCCTAGTCCGCATCAAAATCGTATCAATAGCAATCTGTTTCACAACCCCCTCAGGAACATTGAACCCGTCAAACAATGTGTTATCATAGTTATATAAACCCTCAACAGTTAATAAACTCAATCATCATCACCTCCTGATATTTCACGTGAACATTTTTTCGTTTGGATTGTGTCTCCAATTAACACTAACCTCAACACCAAACATTTTCTTAACATCAGAACAACTTTTCTGCCATCCATCCAACCACATTTCCATCCTAGTTGAAGTTTCAACATCATTGCTCTCGGCTTCGGAAGATATCATTCTTTCTTTTTTATCCGACCGGGCAGATGGAATACCAACCTCAGTACAAAACAGTTCTTCCAATCTTCTCAACGTGTCCAGAACATCGCCTGCAATATAGTTCTGTCGTAAATTATTGACAAAATAATCCCACGGTTCTTCCGTCTGATCACTTCTCTGTATTCTCAATTTCTCGTCATAGAAAACAGCTAACTCACCTCTCATGACCTGATCCATGACTTTTTTCAGACTTTCCGCCCCCGCTTTATTCCTTGCCCGGAAAACATATGCAAGTTTACTGTTCATAACGTTCATGTCCAGAGATTCCATAGCAATAGCCATTTCATTCGCATATCTTCCGACAAGATCCATAATCCCACCATAGTCAGCGGTACACTTGAACAGAACACACTGTTCACCAATTACAGCTCAATCACGCCTTTTAACAATGGGTTGCTAATTACTGCCTGCGCAGGTCTGTAAAATACATTGTACCCTTTGAGCGTACATCCCTGTGGTATTACACCAAACTTGTCAGTGTTAATGATAGCAACCGTACCCCAACAATATAAACAATAAAGAAAATAATCCTTATCCCAGTTGTCGGGTACATCCCATTTCATCACAGAAATAGCTTTCTGCAATAAATACCGTTGAAAATACCAAAATAACTGAGTATTTTTACAATGATTAGTGCCCGGGCATATGCTACTATTATACTGATTGATATAATTATACATCACAGGAGCCCCAACACCTGTATCACATCCAAACATATATTCACCTCCTACAAACTATTAAAATAATCGAACCACGCTCTAGCATATCCCGCACGTTCCTGATGCAAGCTAGCAGGTCTTTCATAGTTAGCCTGAAAAGCAAGTGCCAGATATCCTGCATCCTGTGTGCTAACACTCCACTCTCTCCAACTCAACGGATATGCACTTGTGCTATACCATTGTGGCTCAATACCCCAGTTTTTAATTCCTGAACTTTGCTGAAATTCAGCAAAAATAACACTCAACTGTTTCTCCCCATCGTACCAATCATCATGATTTCCATACAATACATCAAGAACATTATACAGATCGGTGGGCGGTGTCCATTGCACAAACCCGTGTCCAGTACCTCCAATTTCAATCAATGCAGGATTGAAAGTGCTTTCCTGTTGTATATTTCCGCAAAGTCCTGCAATAGCATTTACGCTCCATCCCTGCACTTTGAAATAATTTAGAATCAAAGTTGCGTTATTTATAGCTTTTTCATTGTTTCCGCACAGGTTAGCGGTGGGATCTCCAAAATACTCACTGTTTCCTCCAACTTGCCAGTTACCACCGGAAAAAGGCCAACGATAACAATGCGTGTAATGAGTACCGCCCTGTAGATCATACGTATTAATACTAACTTGATCCGGTAAAGGTTTTTTGGAAGTGTGTGCTCCCATGGTATGCCCTCCATTTTCCAGATCATGAACAATTTCCGTATGCTGATGCCCACTGCTATTAATAACAAGAATATCCCCAACATGAAAATCAAAAGTTGCAAAGTCTGTTATTATAATTTCCTCAAAACCCAAACTTTTTAAAATTCCACCCATGGTATAAGTTGTAAAAGGCCATGCACTCAAATTGATCTCATATCCTGCATGACCTAAACCATACCACACAAAAGAGGAACAATCGTAGTATGTTATACCATTAACTGTACGCTCGTTTCTATAGTCCTGTGAATAACCAACATTAGGATCATTACATTTTTCTATCCACCAATTCATTGCTTGTAACATCAACCCACCAATTCCACCTGATCCACCAGATCCCCACGGATTCTGTCCTGAGTTAATGCTTGTCATAAGCGCAACGAACATTGAAATATTGCTTGCAGGAAAACTACGCATAATACACACCCCTCTCAAGAAACTGTTTGATCTGCTCTTTTTCGTTTCGAGTTGCCCCTCTCACATTAATTGAACCATTTTCAACTACGTAATACCCTGCGCCTAATTCCTGCATTGTACCGTTTTTCATATAAGGTCTGCCATTATCTGATCTGTCCTCATCAACTAAAGTTAAAAACATGTGTTCTATTGTCGGTACTCTCATAGTTGATAACATTGATCCATTACTGCCATTACTTATAGGTGTCGGCAATATACTGTCAATAGCACTCACAACCCCGTTTGCACTGCCCAAAAAATTACCTGTGGCAAACTGTCCTACAGCTCCCGCTGTATTCATTAGCGATCCTAGAACATTACTCTGTAAATCGCTGATCTGAATAGGTACACCTACAACTGCAAATTGACTGTGCAATGTCTGAGTTGCGGTTGAAACCTGCAACTGAGCAATCCCACTCATCATGTCAATAGTTTCTAGCACATTAATCTTATTTGCAGTGCCAATTACTGAACCGTCAATTTCAAATCGCCCCCATGGATTAATCTCCATTGTGATTCTACGAAACGGCGAACTGTTCAAAAAAGTCCCCCGTGAAACTTGTGGATGTTCCTCTATCGGTACTTCAAATCGTATATTAAACCTAGGTTTATCTGGTATCTTATAACATGCTTGATTAAACGACCACCAACCGAGTTTAATTTCCGAAACGGACGGAACTACAGAACCCTCAGGATCCACGGAACTTAATGGAAACGGAAACCACATACAGCCGACTACGTATTGAAAGGGATTGAATAAGCATTTCAATAAATTTTCCGTTATCTGTTGCCCAGAAATGTCTGCCCAGTCCAAATTAGTAAAAATCTGTGAACAAAAGCCTTTAAAATATTCTGGCGTAAATGCGTAATATTGATTTAGTCCATCAGTACCAACGATCCCTAACACATAACACCCGCCACTAATTCCGGAAGTTGCCGGAAAAGCACCGTTTTCTATTGCGTATGCATGTGTTACCGGACTTGTCTTAGCCGGATATAAATTATCAATAATCGTACCATCAAAACTTGTTGAGCTTCTCAAAAAATACAAATTTGTACTCTGTATTGTATCCCGATACGTGGCTAACACATCCACAACGCAATGTGCAATCCATGTATTGTTTCTATACTCCCAATCCTCAACCCAGTATGATCGATTAAATTCTACAATCTCACAGTAATTCCATGACGGGGCACTGCCTCCATTTCTCAGTATGATCTGTGGATTTTCAATAGAACAAGGTTCATTAATATTACAGGAAACGGCGGTAACATCACCGCCGACAACTCCTGTAGAATTAACTCTTTTGCTCGCTGTCTTAAAATTGACTGTTACCGCCATTATTTCCTCCTATTCCAGAACAAAAACAAGTCCATTCTCTGTAAGATCGTTCCAGTAACGATCTGTGAAATGATAGTAAATATTCCAGTAACCGCCTGCGCTGTTGAAAGGCGTTGTGCTACTCCACTGGTTGATCGTAGTAAGACCCATTGCCTCCTCATCAAACAGTACGGCAAAGATGTTGCCCATTGCCTGAGCTTCTCCCTTTATTACACTTCCATCCGGAATCATAACTGAAGGTGTTACATTAATATCCATCGGACTGTCAAGTGTCTGCCAGAAATTAACCTTTTCATTTGTCGCAATTTTGAGATACTGGTCATGGAACGTGTTACTCAGAACCGTTGTATCTGCGGTATGAAGATCTGGGCTAAAAATCATGATGTTCTGCATACTCAGCGGAGTATGCCGTGCAATATCTTTTCCCGTGATATTCGCATGGAATCGAGTTGTTCTCTCTGTGAAAAAGTCCATGTAAGTCATGATCTTAGCACAAGCCCATTTATAAAAACTCGGGAAATTCCCCGCTTTTCTTACATCATTAGCGGTTAACTTTGTTCCGTTCTCGGTATTGTACATCGTGAGCAACTTAACAACATGCTCTCCAGTATACCCATCCGTACTTGCGGTAACTCCTGCCTGCCAGATATTTTTTGCCCCAATGTAGTTCGCCACGCATGATCTTGCCATGCTTTCGTGTGCCTGCTCGATCATGTCCATCGTGTTCTGAGTATACATGGAAATAAACTGACCAAACTCATCAGGATTTCTGAAAGCCTGATCTAACTGATCTCGAAAGTACGTTCTGTGTCTCTGGAATACCTGACCACCATAGAAATTAGTCTGTAAAACTTTTCCTTTTTTGATCTTATACATATCGACACTGTGTCATCCTCGAGTGGCTGTCTCTGATCGTTTTCCCAGTCATCGTCCAGCATCCCCAACTTTCGCACATGGTTTCCCCACTGCTGTGTACTTCTTCTCAACCCTTTAAACTTTGCATTGTACGGTCTTACAGAAAAAATAGTCCTGTCTAATACCTGAGAAATGCTGTTCATAATCCTATCATTACCCACAAGTAACGCGGTCTGTGCCTGTGCTACGAAAGAACTTGTATCTGTTGCTTTCATGGTGTCAACACCTGTTGCCTGTTTAACGATATCATTCAGAACTGTGCTGATCTGATCGAAACTTAATGTATTCGCCATTATTTTTCACCCCCTGTCAATCCATCATAGTTTGGCGGATTGATAATGCTTGCTATAGCATCTTCTGTTGTAACCTGTTTGGGAACTGTGTTCTGCATCAGATTAACGTTGTTACTCTGTACCGCACTTGTGAGATTTTTCAGCGCATTCAGAACATCATTCTGTTCACTGATCTGCTGAATCTGCTGTGTCTGCGGATATGCCTGTGTCTGTGCCTGTGCCTGTGCCTGTGGAAACATCTGTGTATATCCCTGTACACCCTGCACCGGTGTCTGTGTCTGCTGATAGTTCTGTGGATAGAACTGTGGCTGTGGCTGTGGCTGTGGCTGTGGCTGTGGCTGTGGCTGTGGCTGTGGCTGTGGCTGTGGCTGTGGGGCACGCTGGGTTGCTGTACCTGACATTGTGAGGATTTCCTCTTTTGTGAATCCTGCTGTGATAAGTGTGATAAGATTATCGAGTGTCATATCTTGTAAACCCTCCTTAGATAATTTTTGTTAGAAAAGCCGGTGGAAATGATACCGCCATGTTCGTAAGTGACTGCATACCAGTTTCCAGAATAGCATCCTAGACAGATGCATTTTGTGTTTTTCGGCATTTCTGCGATAACTGTCCCGTCTGTACTAGGCTCTGCCCTGACCATCAGAGGATCTGTGTTCGTTGTGACGATATACAAACCTCTGATATTTTTGTTGTAGTTAATTGTCATTATTTTCACTCCCTGTGATATGATCTGTAAGTTTTGTGATCGCCTGAGTGTTATTGTTGAGTGCTTCTGTCATGTTCTTCATTTCTTCCTTGTGGGCATCCGTTTCTTTCTGCCAGAGATAGAAAGTAGCGATAAGGCAAGCGCAAGGCACACCAATGTTACTGATAAGAGTTGATAAAGAGTTAACGTCCATATTTCACCTCCATTGATTATATTTAGCACAACATATAATATGTTTCACGTGAAACATTAAAGAAAGGTGAGAAATGTTTCACATGAAACAAAACATATGCAGGCTTTGACACTCTGCATATGTTACGAAAGATTAAGTGCTACAAATTCTTGAGTTGTACATACTCATGCACATTGGATCATTATGATCCCACGCTCCCAACGTGTTGTACGTGTGCCACGAACACTTGTCTTTCTATGAAAGATAATATCAGAGATAAAGCACAAAGTCAATATTTATTTTTAAAATATATCTCAAATAGAGACTTGCTTGTGATATCCTCAAACAGTACCTTGTTTGATAAATACATATCCCATAAATAAATAAAATCCCGTCTGAAAGCTTTCACATCCTTGTCCGTATTGGAATACTCTGGCGGTGTACCAGAGCTATGCCGTGTTACATATATTAAGTCTTTTCTCTTGTGATGATATATTGTAATAGCATCCATTTTACATAGAGGTATCAGTTCTTTAATGTTCATGCTTTTAATTCCTGAATAATCAGCGGAATAAAATTCATTTCCTAGTGCCATCCTGTTAAATGCTGAATCTGATCCAGACATTTTATACAGAGCTGTGTCTTTTTTCTTTTCAGAAATCGGCGAATCATACAAGTTAAAAAGTCCAATACCCCTATCACGTATAATAGACAGAGATTGTTTATTAATATCCATGTTCGATACTTTTTCCATTAAATTATTCTCTATAAACATATCACATGATAAACTTTCGGAATTGGAAAACAATAAAAACTGTATTGGATTAATACCCTCGAGTTCACGGTTTCGATTCATTGTTTCATATGCGTTTTTAAAAGCATATCCGGCATTTTCAACTCTGCGTTCACGTTTTTCAGGGATAAACTCATCATATATCCCTATCTCAACGTCTGATGCATCAAAACCACGTAAATTGGCAAAAGTATTTAATGCTATAGCATAACCAAGTATATTTCCAGTATATTTTATTTTACCATTTTCGTCAATTTCTGCGTTATAATACACCATC